GCCAATAATTCTATTAAGGTAAATCCATTATTTAATAACGGATACCCCCCCCCCGAATACTAATATCTATTTCCTATGTATTTTCAATGATTTTTACTCTATATTTTATGTTATTTTCTCTATTTTTCTCTAGTTTCTTGATATTTACGAGTAAATTAACGAGTAATAAATAAGAAAGGAATATAGTTAAATGAATTGTAAATATTTTAAAATAGTAAAAAGAAATAATAAAAGAGAAAAGAGAATCTATTATAAATGTTCTCTATTAAAAAAAGAAATAACATTTGATAATTGTAGCGGATGTACAAATAAAGAATATAAAATACTTAAAACCACAATGGATTGTGAAAACACCATTCAAAAACATACAAAATGCACAAAATATTCAAAAAACAGTGCATTAAATGGGAAAAAGTACGGCTTAAATAAAAAAAGTCCAGTTATAACTGGACATAAACATAAATTAACTAAAGCTACAGAAATACCTATAAAGGTTAAAAAAGAGGTTTGGATTAGAGATAATTGTTGTTGTATCTATTGCCATAAACCTGTACCTCTATTCTGTGCAAATAGCCATTATATAAAGAGAAGTCAGTTAGGTTTAGGAATACCCCAAAATATCGTTACTGCTTGCCCTAACTGTCACAATAAATATGATTTTGGGATAAATGTACAAGATATGATAAATTACACTAGAGAGTACTTAAAATCAAAATATGAGGTATGGAATGAAGATATGTTAAGATATAAAAAATAATTATAAATTTTTGATTTTAATTGACTATAATATTTAGTTATTGTATAATTGTCATTGGAGATACATGAGATTGTTAGGTGTTTTACTCTGTTTTCCATCTATTGATGGTAGAATAGAGGTGATTTCTATGATTAGCTTAATTATAGAAAGGGGTTTGCAAGTTGCAACTATTATGCGTTTTTGCATTTATGGTTTACTTAATAACTCTAGTCCTTAAAAAAGACTAGCTTAAACGAAAACACCGAATCAACTTGAAGCGGTGTTTTCTTATAAGATAAATGAATTTATCCAGAGACTACACCTAACTGCGAAAATCAAGTGTGTCTCTTTTTTATTATATGTTTTTGAAATAATATTATAATTTTTATTAGTATTATGTAAAACCTTTATTTCATTTAACATATTTTTTGTAACAGAAATATCCACTATTACATTATTATTATAACATATTTTTTTATATTTAAAATACATTTTTATAATTTTTTTAATTAATTAATATTTCTGTTTAGGTTGATATTATACACTATATTTTCAAAAAAGCAAGTTTTTATATTGTTTTATATAGGCTTATTCAATTTTATAGGCAAAAAAAACGATTAAATATAATTGATTAACCTTTGTTTTATAATGGATATATAATACCCACCCCCCTCATGCGCGCGAGGAATTTCTGTTTATATTATGATAAATACCGTTTCTATATTCAATATTATTAAAAAGTCAAACAAAAAAAATCTAGTCACATAGACTAGATAATTTTTTATTATAATAATATATTTTACATTTTAATTTATGAATCGTACTGCTTCCTGGATAAACCTTTTGAATGTACTCTAATTGATGTGTCAGATTTCTAATCTTTCTCTCAATTTTAGTTTTCATATATCCCCCTCATATGGAGACATATACTATCATAACTATACTATATTGTCAAATAACAAAAAAGAGGTATTTGAATACCCCATAACATATATAATTATACGCCGCAATATGATTATACCATAAATTAACTGATATATCAATTAAATTAAACTAACTTACAATAATCTTTAATAACCCAAAATCTATGATTAGAGTTATTATCAAAATCAAGTAATAAATATGTTTTATTATTTTCTATTGCAGTTTTAACAACTGTAAATGTTTTAGCAAATACAAAGTAATCTCCCTTTTTAGCATGTACTCGGTCACTATCTACCCTTTTATTTCCGTTTTTATCGGTCAAATCAACACATTTCTCAGGAATACCATTATCTGACCATCTGAAAGCATTTTCGCCACCTGCATTGATATTTTCACGAATTTGATATATACCATATTTTACTTGTACATCATCTGCTATCCATTTTGTAGCACCTTTCATGGTACCTATTTTAACTCTAGAACCTACTTTTATAGATTTTGATTTTGTTGAGCTATTATTTATTTTATTAGCTTCTGATATTATGTAATCGAATTTTGAAAGTAAATAAGGTCCGGGACAATTTGTATTTGCAAACATACTATGCCAAGTTACATTTTTACCTTTAACTAATGTACCTAGATTATTTCTTTTAGCTATGTCAGCAACTAATTTAATAAGACTATTTAAAGTTATATCATTTACAGGCCAATCACCATCATTTGAACTATTAGCAGTTTCAATGGTTACTGATTTACAATTACTGTCCCAATTAGAGTTTGTCCAAGCAGTCTCAGATTCATCAACATATTGAGCTATTTCTCCATTATATCCAATTCCATAATGTGAAGAGCCATTTCTACCTACAGTTTGAAATATTCCTCCACATTGCTTAGCAGTTAATTTCCCTGCCATATGATGTATCGTGATTGCTTCTATTTTTCTACCACTTCTACCTACTGTGTAATTACCTTTATATGCTGGATAGTTCTCAGTTACTAAGCTTGATCTACTCATCCATTTCACCTCTTCCATTTGATAATTCTTCATCCATTTCTTCTGTTATAATTATATCTTCCATATCTATTCACTTCCTTTTAATAAATCACCTAAATTTTTACCTAAGTCATAAACTCCACCAGTTAATAAACCTGCTACCATTAATGAGCCATTAAAGTCTTTAGTAATTATGTAATTAATTACTGCTACTATAATACCTATTAATAAGTTTTGAACTGGTATTAATTTATTGTTAAATTTAGGATGTTTCTTTGCAATACACCCACATATATAAGTAACTATTATTGTAACTAATGTCATTATTGTTGTTATATCCATACTTTTTCACCTCACTTCATCAATTTAATCCATTTATCATGTATATAAGAATTACCATGTAAATCTTTACTATAATGATCATAAATCTCATATGCTCTTTTAATTTGCGCTTCATCTTTTGAAATTCCTTGCTCTACATCAGATAAAAAATCTACTAAATGGTTTCTACATTGATTTATATCTAGTTTGTCCATCTTATCATTTAATGGTTTTAATTGCTTATCTAATACTTTTTTTATAGCTACTACTATTGCTGTTATCGAAGCAATAAATCCTGATACAAATAATAATATATTTGATATTTGTCCTAATGTTATATTCTCCATCTGCTCACCACCTTTATTTCCAATTCCCAATTGCAATTACATTAACTATTACATTTTCTATTGTACGATTGGTGGCACTGTGAATTCCTATTATAGCTGGAATTCCATCACAATCAAATGCTCTTTTTGTTGTAGAACTACCCTCTTGCCCTGCAATCAAAATTTTAAAGGCATTTGTTAGAGTTAAATTTATTATTGGTGGTTCGCTAAATTCGATTGGAAAATCTGGTAAAGAACCTAAATTTCCTCGAAAAAGGTTTCCATCTGCTACAACAATATTTGCACTAGCTACTATTTTTTGTGTAACTATCATAGTACCATTGGCAAATTTAGTCCAACTTCCTTTTTCATTTTTCCCACTTTCAATAATTGAATTTATATAATCACAACTATATGTATCTATTTGACTTTCACTTTTTTCATTTAAAATTTTATTTTCAGGTAATGTTCCTTGAAATATTTTTTTTATTTTCATATTATTGCCTCCTAATTAGTTTTTTTTGTATATTCAAAAATAAAACATATTTGATTAATTGCATTGATTGAATCATAATCAAAATAAAACGAAAGTTGATTATTACTTATTAAATTTTGTATTCTATAATTATGTGAAAACAAAGACTCTTCAGTATTATTATTAAATCTAATATTTGCTTCTTTTATAAAAAGAACATCTATATCTTGTAATCCAAAAGAACTATAAGAGAAGGCTTTCCAAGTTTTTGCAGGAATATTTTCAGTAAAAATCACAACTTTCCTGTAAATTGGTTTGCCATCTATCCAAATTTTGTTTGTTTTTACTTCATTTGTTGAATACTTATCAAAATCTTCTATTTCTTCATATCCACTCGGTACTGTATCTCCATCATATTCTACTATTGTTCCTATTGGTAATGTATCACCTGTAGCTTGTCCACCACCTGTAGGAATCCTTTTATCATTATAATCTAAATATGTAGCTCCAGTTTCATAATCATAAATTAATGAGCCATCTTCTATTTCTAATGATTTAATTTCTTCTGTAGACTTTCTCTTAAACTTTACTTTAGACATATTATTCCTCCCATTCCAATGTCACATCATCATTATTCCAATTTTCAAAACTTTGATAATTCCAAATTGTCACATTTGTATTTTCTAAGGCATTTGAAAAAAGACTTAAATTATTAATCCATCTATTTATATCTTTGTATGAAAAATTTTCTTTTTTTGATAAAGAATATTCTCTTTTCTTTATCCATCCATAGGGTTTATAAAAATAATTCCCTAAATCATCTATTCTATTTTCTATATATTCAACATCTTCTATAAAAAAAAATCCTTTGTCGTAAAACATTTGATTATATGCAGATATCGATATATTCAGATTGAATCTCAAAATATTTGTATATGACATAAGTTGATTTTCTATTCCTTTTATATCAACAAAATTACAATAATCATTTTCATCGTACATCAATTACCACTTCCTTCAATTTTGCCATACAATCCACCATCATATTCAAAATGGCTTTTTTCTATTATCATTTTTTTATTTCCATAATCAGTTTCTACTTCTATATAATCTCCAGCTTCTAAATAAGGTAATCCATTATATTCAAATAAATAATTATATCTATACATATAGTTTAATAATCTTTTATAAGGTGAAGTAAGCACTACTATATCGTTATTTATTTTTATTGTATTTCCACTTGTTAAACCTTCTTTTTGAATATTAGTGACAATAGATGATACTGAATATTTTACATTTGCATCTTTTAAAGTAATTGTAACATTACTTCCTATATCTCCTATTATTTTTACATAAACAGCTGAATGTGAATATCCAACTATTTTAGCAGATTTGCAACCACTATATGTTAAAGAAATATTTGATGTTACTAAAGTATTATTAACATATATAGGAATTATTGTTTCTTTATCATACAAAATAATATTATCTACTGTTGATATTGTTTTAAAATTTTCAAGAAAAGCTTCTTGATTATCAACAATTTGCCTTGTTAATTCAATTTTATATACAATTCCAGTATCATCTACGGATATATTATCTTCACTTATTTCATCATTTGTAATATTTTCTACTACATTTTCATTTCTTTTTTTCAAAGCTATTTTATTATCTCTTGTGCAATTAAATATAACAGAATTTGCTAACGCCTCTTCTAATAAAAAGTCTGATAAATATTTTTCCTTTTCACTTAAGTAAACTCCAAAAGTTGAATAACTTGTAGATTGACCTCTAGCATATAAATCAAACTCAAATTCATATTTAGGATAAGTTATTGGCAATCTACTGGATAAATTTTCTGGATGAATAAAACTTATAAAAGGATCATTTTCATTACTATCATATACAAATAATTCATTATGTAATTTTTCCATCAAATTTCTTCCAACTAATGTTGTTGTAAAATCTCCATTATTTTTAAAATTGTAATAATAAAATTCACCCATTTTTATATATTCAATTCCATTATTTTCAGTCAAAGCTCCAACATGTGGTATAATTTTAGCATTTTTTGTCAAAAATTTTTGTATTCCATTTTCATTTAGAACATCAAACTTATTATTTACATTACTTACAGTAATACTACATTCGTTTACTGGTGATTCTTCATAGGTATTACTTATCTCTTCATCAATTGAAAAGCTAATTAAATCTTTGCCATAATAAGCATCAGTATATCCAAAATCAATATGAGATATCCTAATTCTCCTATTTTTATTTTCTACTTCAGAAATATAGAATTCGAGTTCTTTTATATCTTCATAACTTCCTAAATCTATATTTATAACTTGCTCAGTATTACCAGTTATTTCAAAAGTTTTACCAGAACCATCAGTTGTAGTTGTGCTAGAATATGTTAGACTAATATCTTTCAAAATATTGCCTACTGTATATATTGTTAAATATCTTATTTTTTGCACACTATTAAGATTTATAAATAAAAATTTTAATCTATTATCTATAATACTTGAAAATACTTCACTACTTTGTATTCCGCAATCATTATTTTTCTGAGACTTAGATGGTAATATAAAACTACCATCTAATAAAAAATAATCCTCATCTAATGATGCATAATTCTGTATCATTCTATTATTTGTAGTTATATCACTATATGAAAATATATTTTCATGAGTACTGTCAACAAAAGCTGCAGAGATATTACAATCAATGTTCTGAACATCATATAACACTTCTACATAGCCTTTTATTTCTCTATTTCTAGATTTAAATGCTTTTTTTAAATCATTACTAACACTTATCATATTTATACCTCGATAAAATTCATTGATAAACCTGTATTTAATAAAATTTCCAAAGTTGTCTTATCTAATGAATATCCTTGCCCACTAAGTGGTCCTGCATATACAGTTTTAATAACTCTACGATTCTTTTTATCAGTAAATTTCAACTCAAAACTCTCATAATCATATAGAGATTGTAAAAATGCGGTTGTATCACCATCTAAGCTATTCCAACCACATTCAACTTTTGCTAAATTTTTTCTTTTTATGTCTCTATGTAATTTCCCATTTGCATCACGATATGACCTCTCCAAATGAGTATATGTAGGATTATAGTTTTCAGGTGCAGGTGTTGGTAAATGATGCCAAGTTCCATTTAATTTAGCTTGTAATAATTTTTCTTCCATACACTAAGCCCTCCTTATACTTAAAGAACTTCCCATTCTTTGAGCTTCTTCTTGTAAATATGGATATATTGCTCTTGCAAATTCTCTTCCATCTATATTAAATACCGCATTAGTATTACTAGAACGTTGTTGCGTTGCTCCCATCACTTTAGCCACGGCCATAGCAACACCATCAGATACACTACTTACTATTTGATTATTATTCATTACTGCAGTATGATTTCCTATTGTTCCTACTAATTCTGGGCCAGCTTCACGAGCAACAAAATATTGCCCTTCTGTTGGAGTTCCTCCTCCTGCATATGCTGTTACATCATGCCATGTACCATTTACAAATATTCCTCCATTTGCTTTAAAATTTGTACCAAACATTTGATTAAATCCAGTTTTCCAATAACCAACAGTTTTTGTGAACCAATTTTCAGCTTTTATTTCTGCTTTTGCAAAATTTGCATCTACGTTTATAGTTGCATTAACGTTTTTATTTTTTAATGTATTTAATTGTGTATCAATACTCTTTAACGTTTGTTCGTATTCTTTACCTTCTAACCCTGATTTTTCTAAAGCGTCCTTAACTAATGTTAAAGTATTTGCATATTCTATTTCTTCATCTCTAGTTAATTTTAATTTTCCATAACGAATCGCTGAAAAAGATTTTGCTTTTCTAATTCCTCCATCATATCTAGATTTTCAATTAAAGAATCTGTTTTAGTTTTTATCATATCATCTTCTGCAACATGTTCACCCATAGCTGATTTAATAGTATAAGCTAACAACCCTTCTGCCTCTCTATTTGCATCTATTTCTTGTTTTTGAATACTTAAATTTTCTGCAGTATTTTTTGCTAAATCAGAATATAATTTAAATGTATCTTTTACTTCATTATTATTCAATTCACTAACAAAATCTTTATGGCTTTTCTTTGACTCTTCAATTTGGTTTTGTAATTTTTTCCATCCTTCTATTTCATTGTCTATTTGATTTTTAGTATTAGTAAATTCAACACCTATTTTTACTATGCCATATACTGCTATTGCTGATAATGCAGCTGCTATTCCAAACAAACCTGTTGTTCCACCAGAAACACCTAAAATTCCAGGTAATAGATTTTTCAATGTCATAAATGCCCCTATGCCTAATGCAGTTTCTATAGGATGATTTATCATCCATTCAAATACATCTTTAACGTTAGACATTATTTTATCTACTCCCCATTTTTCAAATAATCTTCTAACATTTTCTACTTTTTTATTAAATTCCTCTAAGGCATTTAAATCATATTTTAAACCACTTGCTAATCCTGTGCCTTTACCTTCTCCATTCAAATTCTCTATTTCATCAAGTCCTGTTAAATTATCCCCTAAACTTGAAGCTGCACTTGCCGCATCTTTTAAATTTTTAGTAGTAATATTTGCTAATATATTAGTTCCTGTCAACATTTCGACTAACACAGCAAATCCTATTGCTACATATTGTGTCGCATCTAATAATATTTGTAATGCAGGAGCAAGTGACATTGTAATAGTATTAGTAGTTAATTCATTTTGTGCTGAAGCTTGTTCATTTAATGATAGATAATTACCCATATGACTATTAAATAGTGATAATGTACTTCTTACTCCAATTAATCCTAAACTAAATTTTTTTAAAGATTTTAATCCTTTTTCAAATCCTTTTGAGGAATTATTATTAAAACTATCCATTTTACTATTTATTTGAGTTACTTGTTCTTTTAATTCTTGTACTGAATTTTTAGAACCATTTATTTGCTCTTTTGTAAGTTTAAAATTTCCTGCTAAAGCTTCCACATTAACATTTAATTTATTTACATTATTATCAGTTTCTATAATTTCTCTAGACCAATCAAAATCATTGAATAAACTTAAATCTATACTATTATCTTTTTTCATTAAAGACTGCTGACTATTTGAAACTTCTAAAACTTTATTATTAAATAATTGTAATGATTGTGTTCCCTTACTAAAAGTATCATTTACTTTTTTTTGGATACTCTCTACACTTTTATTAACATTATTATTAATATTTCTTACTTGTTCCATTTTTTGCTTATAAGGCTCAATAGTGGCAGTTAATACAGCTTTTATCTCATCTAACATTATTATCACCTCTTTTTCTTTCGACTCATATCGTAATTGATTAGCTTACTTGGCATTCTTACAATAGTTCTTTTTTCAGGTTCAAATAATCCTGGATAACAAATATCCACTTTTTTTGGATAATTATTCATTGAATTAACAGCTACACCTACTAAATAAGCAGTTCTATAACTAACTATTGCATCCCACTGTAATCTTTCCTTTTTTGCTTTTTCTTGAGCTTTTATAAATTCGCTAATTTCTTTACAGGTCATTTCCCATAATTCTCTAGGAATTAAACCATACTCATAAGCAGTTTTATATAAGTCTTCAACCAATTCAGTAAGGCTATTAAATATTTTTAAATTTTCTTTTGTACCTTGGATGCTATTACTTTTTGAACTAATTCCTTGCTTTCCTCTATTGATTCCTTCGTTGGTTTGAATGCTTTTGATAGTTCCTCCTTCAACATTCCTGCCAACTCCATCGTAAAAAAACCGCTCTCTTTAAAACAATCAATCATATCTAAAATTAAATCTGATTGACTATGTTCCTCCTCCATATATGCATCATATATATCATAAGTATCCTCTAGACTGACACCTTGATTTACATCTTTTAAGCAATAATATAATAGTGTTGTTAAGGTTTTTACATCCATTCTTCCAACTGCTGTTTGAATAGTACATCCTAATTCACTTTCTAATTCAATCCCACTTCTAGATTTTAATCTCATAAAGTAATTCTTACCGTTTGCTTTTATTTGTTTCATGATTTCCTCCTAAAATTTTATATAAACAAAAGAGTAGACAAAAAGTCTACTCAGTTGGTAACATATCTTCTCTTTCACTATTAGAAATAATACCTAATGTAAATGAGTCTATAGCATCAGGTGCTACTTGGTTATACATTATATAAGGTTCTCCATATATAAGATGTTGAATTCCACTTTCACCCCTAGTAATTCTATAATAATATTTTTTACCAGTCTCAACCATTGCAACACATGCATTTATATTAGCATCTACTCCAGGTAACTCTAAATTCATTGGTATTTCAATATCATCTGCTTCTTGTAGCCCTTTTCTAGATGTTTTTTGTTTTAAATTTTCCATTGTAGTGGTATCAAGTTTTGATGGTGCTTTACCAAATTGTGGTATTTGTGTAAATCCATGTAATATTGTATATTCTCCTGCTTTTGTTTCAGAAAATTCTAATTTACTTCCTGATGCTACTGCAAAGTTTCTTTCTTCTTCCATTTTATTTCCTCCTAACTTTGATAATAAAAACAACTGTCTAAATCATTAAGAATAGCAGTTGCTTGTATTAAAAATTTTCTTTTATTATTCTCTACACCAACATCCTCAATTGTTGATACAAAGTTCATATTATTTAATCTTTCTACTATTTTAGTAGATATAATATCAGCATTCTCAAGAGTATCACTCCAAAGATTGCCAACCAAAGTTACTCTCCAAACATTGACCTTTCTATCCTGTCTTTGTTTTGGAGTTTTTATTGTTTTAAAAGTAAATATAGTTCCTGGTGAAAATTCATCAGGATATGTTGATAAGACTTCAACATCACCAATAGTTTCTAATTCTTTTTGTAAATATTGTATTAATCCATTCATATTTTACTATTCCACTCCTTAACTATATTTTGCTCTAACAATTCTTCACTTTCTAAAAGTGCTGGTAAAAAATGATGTCTTGCTGGCATTCCATCAGTGGTTACCCATCTATTTTTTTCTTTCCAATAAAAACACCATTTTCCATCACGATATTTTAATCCTTCAAAGGCTGCTCGTGGATCTACTGTCGCTTTACCTTTTGGACCAGTTCCACGTTCTAGTAGTATTCCAAGTGCAACATTCATCCATTTTGGATGAGTCCCACCTATTTTTTGGTTAGAATATACTTTACCTGTAATTATATCATCTTTTTGTTCAGCCTTTTGTACAGAAATACTTTCTCTATATTCTCCAGTATTTGTTGGAGCTTTAGAACGTATATTCTTTTGCATTTCTAAAAGAGTTTTATCTATAGCAGTTGTTAAAATTAGTGGAATAACTTCATCAGTCAATTGATTTAGATGGTTCTCGAACTCTTGAAACATCTATTAATGTATATAAATTAAGTGGCTTTATATTTTCGATAATATACCAAACATTATCTATCTTGGCATAATCACCTTTTGAAAAAGAACATTCGTTATATAAAGTCAAACGTTTTACTTCTTCAACTTCATTACCATAAAGTTCTATTTTTATACTATCATCTAAATATTGACTAATACATTGCTCAGTTTTACTAAGTACATAATTATATAGTATTTCTCCATACTTATTTTTTATTTTTTTAGCATCACTTCGTTTATAAAATTCAACATTTATCAAATTCTTCTGTATTGCTCTCAATCAATTCTTCTCCTGTTATTTTTGGTCTAATAAATCCACTTAATTCATCCTTAAAATCTTCATTAATTAATTTATCAAATTGTGATGATATTCCACCCTCGCTACGTGATTTTTCTCCTTCAGTTCCACGACGATTATAAATAATAATAGCCATATCGATTACAGTTTCTTCTAACTCTTTTGGAAGTTTTTTTAAATTACAATAATTTAAAACTCTACGTTCTCCTTTACTTAATAATCTATCAAGTAAAATATTTTTATCTTCTGTTCCTTCTAAACCTAAATCACTTTTCAAATTTTCAAGCATATCATTACCTCCAAAAATCTATTTATTTTCTGTTGAATTTTTAGTTGTTAATGAATTATTTTTTTTTGAATGAAAGTTTTTATATTTTTTTAATTCTTCATTTGCATTTTTTTCTATAATTTTTTTATCTTTATTTATAAATTTCATTCTATTCACCTTCTTTTTCAGAAATTAATACAATTAATTCTTCAGCTGTTGTCTCTTCAGTAAACGATATATTCTTCTCAAGTGCTTTAGTTCTTAATTCTTCTATATCAACTTTGTTGTTCTCTTTCTTTTCACTTTTATTAGCTTTGTTGTCATTTCTTTTAGTAGACTTATAAGGCACATATCCTTGTGCCTTATAAACTACATTAAATGCTTTTTCTGTAGCATTTATTATTTTATTATCCAATACGTATTGTTTCATAATCTTTCTCCTCTCTAATTAAGCAGTTTTTGGAACAACTGCACAGAATGCATCATCTTTAACTGGTAAGAACCCTAATCTCATTGTAGCCTTAATTGCTACCATATCTTGTTCTGCTAATGATAATGGCTTTCCATCCTCATCAACTGTTCCTTGAAGAGTTGCTTCTTTTAATATTTCATATTCTATTCCTTCTCTAATACCAACTAATGATTTATCAAAATCTCCACCAATTATATCAGCTTCATCTGCATTCCAAGAATTATTTCTTGAAAATTCAATTGGTTGGTTATAGAATTCCTTTCCGTTAACCCCTTCTGCAAATAATTGATTTCCATTTCCATCTCTTAATTTTCTTAAAGAGTTCTTTACCCCAACTTTTGCTATAAATGCGTTAACATCTAATCCAGAATCTTCTACTGTTGCCATTGCATCAGAAACATCTAAATCTAGTTTACCTTCTCCATTTGTACCTAATTCAACTTTATTTCCTGATGTTTCAATACAATCCATTATACTTTTAGCAAATGGGCTATTTGTTTTAAACAATGCTGCAGCATCTATTGCTTGATAAAATGCTTCTGCAATTGGTTCTTTTAATTCTTCAAACACATCAATTGTTGTATCATTTAATTTTTCCTTCGTTACAGGAATAATAACTGCTAATTTTTTAGCCTTTAATTCTGGGAATATCCAAGTAGCTTTAGAAGTTTTAATTCTTTCTCCTTCTCCTACCCAATATGCACCAGGACCTTCAGCTAAAACTGGAACTTTTTTTGTATCACTTTCCATAGCCTCTACCTTTGATAATTTTAGTATGCTAGACCCTCTAGCAACATTTTTTAATATTTCTTTTGCTTGTTCTGTTGGAACAAATCCAGTTAATTCATCTTTTAAATACATATAATCTCCTCTTTCCTATTTTCTTACTTGGTTATCTTTGATAACACTTATAAAATCTGTAACTCCATTTTCATTTGTAGAATTATTTTTTGTAGCAGTTCCTGGAGCTCTACCTTTAAGTCTATTTTCAACAGCTTTTTGAACTGCTTTAGAAAAAGCACTTTCTAATTTTTTGATATTTTCGTTTGTTGTATTTGCATCTACATCTATTACAAAATCAACAAGTTCAACATCTATGTCTTTTTCATTTAAAATTTTTATAGCCTCTAGTTTCATATTTGCTAGTGCGACTTTATCCTCTCTATCTTTGAGTTCCTTTTCTTTATTGTCTAAAATCTTTTTTTGTCTTTCTGCTTCTGATAACTTCGCTAACTCTTCAGCATCTTTTTTTTCTTTTTCTGCTTGTTCTTTAGCTTTATTTAAGGCAGTTTCAATAGATTTAGCACTTAACTTATCGAACTCACTTTGATAGTCAGGGTTTTCTTTTAGTAAGTCTACTAAAGTTTTTTTTGCTTCGGATTTTTGTTCAGCGTTTTTATTGTCAACATCTGATTCTCCTGACTCAGCAAATAATTGGATTTTTAAATCCATAAATTTTGTGTTTTTCATTTTATTTCCTCCTTTACCCCAAGTCATTCATATACATGCCCAACTCATTGTATTTTTTTCTTTAGCCCCAAACCATTGCTTAAATGCCCCAGTTCATTGCAATTTTCAAACACAAAAAGAACATATTTCTATGTTCTTAAATAGTGCTATTTTATAAGCACTGTATTGATGATACAATTCCGTATTTTGATTTTTTACTTACATATTAGGATTAATCAATAACCTAATATAAGTAGTACGTTTTTGTGTTTGGACAAATTAGGCACGACTTTTCTTGTCTCACCCTTTATCATCAATACACTACCTATAAAGTAGTGTGAAAAAAGACACTAATTTTGTTATTTAGCATCTTTTTCTTTTTTAAAATATACTTCTTCAATTTCCATTTTGTATAATTCTTCATTCATTTTTAATTCCTGTTTTATAGCATCAATTTGCCATTGAGAAAGATTTGTTTTTTTTAATTCTTCCTTAAGTTGACTATTAGTTAAAGTTACTAAATAATTTACAAATTCATTAATTTTATTGTTATTACTCATATTTTTAACTCCTTTATAAAATTGAATAATTCTAAATCCTTTTCTTTTAATAATTCAGGATTATATAAAAATGTTTGATATCCAATACTAAAATATTCTCTTAAAGCTTTAGGATTTATATACTCAATACCATTGATATATTTATATGCTGGTACTTTTTTAGTATCGTATAGTCTTCCTTGATATTCCGTAACAAACTTATTATTAGATAAAATTACTACTTTTTGATTGGTTACATAATGCTTACTTGCATCATAAACTTTTTCAACATCACTTAAATCTATTCCATCTTTTACTATATCTAAGAACTTACTATCTTCTTGAAATAAACCTAATTTTGTTTCAAAAACATGAGCACATTCATGACCAAATACGCCGTTTTCAAGTTCATTTGGATTTATATATAGTATGTTTTTTTGTGGATTATAGCGATTAGGCAAATCACAATCTATTTCTATACCCTCAACATAATCATTTATTGCCTTTCTGTGACTATATGGCATTCTTGATAAATCATTGTTAACTATCCTTTTACTATTTGAATCTAAACTATTGAAAAACTTGTCTATTTTTTCTAGTTTTTTCTCAAACACAGGACTTATAATTGTCCTACAATGTGGATGAAATGGTGGTGCTGTTTTGCCTACTACAATTCCCTCAATTGATCTATTAACATATTTATCTTTTGATAATTGAACTTTAAAATTATTTATTTCATTGAAGTAAAATACTTTATTATTTAATGATTTACATATATATGATGTTCTATTATCCAAATAAGAATTTATTTCAATACCTATAGCTCCACTTTCAACAAAAGATTGCATATCAGCAAGAGTTATTGCTCTTGCACTTTCAGTTAGAAGTATTCTTCTAATAGCATAGTCACCATAATCAGTTAAATCTTTCAAATCTTTGGCTCTTTCATTAACTCTTTGGTTTAATCGTATCTTTTTTTTTATTGTACTATTTAAACGTTTTTCTAATTCCTTTGTATCTTTCCAAATATCAGTAGAATAGTTATACCAACCACTACCCCATTTTTTTCTTAATTCCTCTATATTAGGTTTACTTGGCTCAATATCTAATTCTTCACAATCAAATCTATATCTTTTATTATAAACTAAATCTAACTCTCTTTCAACTGCTTGCTCTGGATAATCTAAATATAAATTTAATTTTATAGTTTTCAGAATTATATCATTATTTTTTATATTGTCTATATTGTATAAAATTTCTTGTTTTAAATCCATATTATCTAATGTATTTGCTTTTTTTATTAATTTATTTTTATATAAATTATCAGCTGGTTGTTTTAACCATAGCAAGCCACTTAAATTTTCAGATTTAGTAGATAATAGTGCAATAATATCTGAAATAGCATTTTTAATTGCTCTTCTTTCCAAATTACTTATCTCATCAACATTTATTTCACTATATATCTTATCTGCATTTTTTTCATAACTATTCTTCATCTTCTTGACCTATAGTATTAAATCCATTTTGTGCTATTTTAATGTTTTTCTCTTTTTCTTGTTTTACTAATTCATCTTCTTCATTAGCATTTTGAATAAAACTCAAGTTACTTATTAATGTTTTATTTGTTACCATACCATTTAAATAATTTATTATTTGTGCTGTCTCTAGGTCATTTTTAGGCATTCCATGTGTAAACTTTATTTCTACTTCATCCATATCAATAATAGGCATATTATTTTTAATATGAAGAAAATAGTTATATAATTTTAATCTTTTTCTTAATGCCATTTCAAAAAAGTCTTCTTTATCTTTTATAGCCATTTCAAAAGGTAATAATTTATAACTTAACGCTACACCACTTGCATTACCTGAAAATTCTTTATCACTTATATCAGGAGTCATACTAAATTTATGAATATTTTTTGATATTCTATCTAACGATAAATCAATTCCAGCTTCATCTAATGTCTTTGTTAAGTATTCTACCTTATCATCATGTTTTAGATTAAGACCTTTTGTTTCTTTTAGTAATTTTCTTTGCTTTTCATCCATAGTACTACCATACAATACCAGTATAGCATCAACAAAATCATCAATATTATCAACATCATTTGACATAATTTTATTATATGCATCTATTAATGTAATTACAGTTTCATAATCACCTAAACAGTTATCATTATTCTTTATTTCTACTATTGGAATATCTCCAAAAAAATGTTCATCTTTTGATATTATTTCATAACTATTAAAATTAAGAGTTTTTGCTTCATATTGTGTTATATATCTATCTGTAGCTACTGTTACATTCCACTTTATAATCTTTTTTCTATTAAAAATTGGATAATAATAAACTC